ACCAGAGATAGAAGCTAACATATCGTCAAAATCAAGAGATGTTTGTCTCTGTAAGAATAACATGTTTTCTTCAATAGCTCCTTGAGTATCTAGGTTTTTAAGTATTGCATCAAAGTCATCAAGTCCAGCAGCAGCAGTAAATCCTACTTCTACGTTTCCTCTTGCTCTAATAGCAGCAAATAAACCTTGTGTACCTGGTAAGTTAGCAGCGTCATAAGATCCTGCAGCACCACCAGCATTTGCGTTTAGTTCACCTTCAACCATTGCCATTTCTAAGTAATCTTCGAAACGTAGTCTAGTTTCAGACTCAGCTTTTAGATACCATAAGAATCCAGAAGCTCCATCTTCAGTAGCAACTTCAACCCAACCGATTTGTGCCATATCAGATCCAGTAACAACGTACTGATCTCTTATGATAATTGGTGAGTTAGAAAATTGTGTGAAAGAAGGGTCAACAGATATTCTAGCAGCAGAGTTTCCTACTCCTGCTCCAATAGTTGTTCCTTTTGTGTAATCAGAACCATATACAAACATTTTAATTGTTGCAGAACCAGCAGTTATCCCTTGCGCAGCAAGTGATGTGTTAGCAAACGGTTGAACTGTAACAGTTCCAACACCACCAGCACCAGCAACTCTTGCTAAAACGATACCTTTTGCTTCAGCTCCTGTTGCAGGATCTAAAAGTACAACAGTATCATTGATAGATATAACGTTGATAGCAGTAGTACCGCCACCAATTGTTACAACTGACTGATTGTTACCACCAGCAGCAGCTCCAACACTACAATTATCGTAAGATATATGTAATCTGTTTTGTTCAGACCAAATTACTTGATCAGATGTCATTGGCATTTCAGCGCCAACCATTCTTAAAAAGCCAGATAACGTTCTGTTTCCATAACGCTCTACTTCTTGTTCATAAATTTCTGGTAAATATTGTTGCGCGAAGTTTCCGCCAGCCGCGCCATCAAATACTAAGTAGTTTGAAGGACTTGGAGTTTGGATAGGACTTGGAACAATAGCACCAAATTGTGGATTTAAACTCATAATTGTTTAATTTTTAATTGTTAAATTTTCTTGTTTTGATTTTCAATTTTGAAGAATCAGCACCAGAAATAGCTTTAACCTTATAGCCGTTTACAAAAACTTCACCTTGTTGGGTTCTAGCTTTTATCGGTGATAAGTTTTTAGACTTGTTCACCACGTCTTTAACTGCGTCGGCTTTTCCTTGCTCATAAAAATGAGTTGCGATTCTATCGACATTATCAGCAGCGTATATAGCTTTATGATAACCTTTTGTATCAGTAACATTGCCCTCTGCGTCCAGGAACTTCCCGACTAGGTTGTTAATGTTTGATTGGTTTTCTGCAACTTTATCTACATCTTTAATATTATACTTAAATCTTTTATCTCCAACATTGATATCGAAACCTTCGAATTCGTTATTAAATAATTCTTTAGTATTTTTTTGAAATACATCGTGTTGTTGCTCAGCTTGTTCTTGCTGTTTGTTGTAGCGATTAAAAAAGTCCATAGCTTTTTGTTGGTCCTGAGTTACGCCGGGTCTCAACTTGATTTCGTCGTAATATTTATTCTTCGTTTCCTCTAAAAAGTTTTTTGCTTTTGCAATCTCTTCTTTTTTAGCGAGTTTTTTCTTTTTGACGTCACGCTCTTCGTCAAGATCTGTATCATATTGGAAGCTATCTTCCATTATAAAATCTATTTCCTCTGAATTTAAATGAGGTTTTGATTTTTTGTAATATTCTTTTAATAAAGTATCTTCATCAACATTAGTGTAATCGGCATTTAATCTAGTATAATCTTCTATAGTTCCACCAGTGTCTTCCATGAATGAAACTAGTTTTTCAATGTTTTCTGGTAGTTGTTTACCTAAAACTTTTTCATCTATTATAGTTTCTTTTACTTCTGCTTCTACTTTCTTAACTTCTTCTTCAGTTACTTCTTTGATTGGAGAAAACCCTTCAGCAGTCTCGTTGGACTCTTGTACAGGTTCTCCCACCTCTGCGCTATCTCCGGATGGTTTTTCCACAGATACCTCCTTTGTTTCTCCGATTTGAATGGCATCTTCTTTTTGTTTTAAAGCTTCTTTAGGTACTGTAACTTTAACAACATCATCTGGTATTTCTACCAAAGGTTCTTTTAAACTTACTTTTACAATTTCTTGTTCTTTGTTACCTAGTTGCTTAGGTTTTTTAGACTTTATTTTAAAGTCACCTTCCTGCTTTACAGGTTCATTTGTTTTGATTTCTGACATAATATAATATAATTAAATAATTAAATAACTCTATAAATCTTATTGTACGGGCATTGAATTAGCGCCTTCTAATTCAAAATTTATAGGATCGCTATCGTTTTTTCTTTGAGCGATCATTTTACTTTGTTGCGTACCTTCCATTTTAATACGCTTGTCTTTTCTATTTTCTATTTCTTTTTCTTTTTGACTAGCGGCCTGCATATCCATTTGTTTTAACTGCATGTCAAATTGAAACTGAGCTTCCATTTTTTGTTGCTCTAATTGAGCAGCTAACTCCATACGCTGTATCTCCATTTGATTAGTAGCTTGTTCAAATTGTACTTTAGAACCTGATATAGCTTCTTGTTTTTGTACTTCAGACATTGCTATTTTTTCAGCAGCATCAGCTTGAGCTTGAGCTTGTGCTTCTGCTTGTTCAAGAGCATTTTCTTGATCTTGTTTACCTTTAGCTTTACGTTTTATTTTAAGCATTTGATTAGCTAACTTAAGGTTTTTAATTTGTCTTAAATCTATAGCATCTTCTAAATCAATACCACCTTGTTGTAAAGCAACTTGTATGTTTTGTTCCAACTGAGCTTGTTCTTCTTCATCAGGCTCTAGTTCTAAGAATATACCAAAGTCATGTAAGTTTAAATTACTTATTTCTGTTAAAGTGTTTACATTATAATTTGATATACCATTTACTAGTGATTCTGCTGTAAGTGGAAATTGTAAAGCATCGGCTATTTTTAAAGCTATATTTTCTGCTGTTCTTAACGTTATGTATAAACTAGCTTGTTTAATATGTCTTGTAGCAACGTTAGAAGCGTTAGCAGCTAATTTTTGTAAGCCAACTAATGTTTGTTTATCTGGCGTACTACCATCACGAGCTTCATTAAGTCCAGTTACATCACGTATCATTTGTAAATAATACTGATAAGTTTGTATTAAACTTTGTATCTTACCTTGACCAGAACTAGAACTTAATTCTTGGATAGGTATTTTACCTGGATTCATATCACCGTCTTGTGTGAGTGATCTACCAACAATACTACCAGTTTGGAAATACATGTTAAGTGCTTCTGCTGGATTATAGTTTGTACCGTTACCTAAATCAACCTCTGCTAAACCATCCATGTCTAAATAAACACCGTCTGGCACCATTTTAGACATTACTTGTTGTAGCTTTAAATGTGTTAGCTGAATCATATCAGCAAAACCTATACACTTGCTAACTAAAGATTCTATTCTACCTTTGTACATACGAGGTGAACATATAGAATAATTCATTTCAACTTTAGTTGTGTCAGCTAGTGGTCTAGACATGTTTTCAGCAAGTTCCCATTTTAGCATTGTATCAGTACCTAAAACTTTAGCACCACTATATAAAACTTCTATAGATCTTGATACTCTTTCAAAGTTATCACTTTCAGGTGGGTTAAATGTATCAGGTTTTTCTAAAGCTTTCATTAAGCCTTGATCTGTTTGTTTTATTTTAAATACTTGATTAGTATAAGTCTTGTAATCAAAGTATAATATCTGTACGGTGTTTTCATCATAATCACCCCAACCAGTTAAATACTGTCTATTACCTGGCATTTTTTGTATACGCTCAAGTTCTTCTTTACTAATACCTGGAAACTCTTTTTTAAGTTCAGCTATTGTAATAGACTTAAGTTCACCTACATAGTATATATCTTCAAAGTTTGGATCTTCTGTGTATGAATAAACCATATAAGCAGGATCAACATAGTCAACTGTAATTCCTTCTGCTGTGTTGAAATTAGTCTTAGCAGCAGCAATACCACAAACCGTTAAGTCCATGTTTAATCTACGTCTTGTTAAGTCAAATTTATTTTGAGCAAACACAGATGATATAGCTTCTTCTTCTGCTATTTCAATTGACTGCTTGTAGCTAAGCTGCATGTGCAGTTCTAACTCTTCAGGTGTTTCAGGTAGATTACTAGGGTTAGTACTTTGATATAAGTTTATACCTAAAGTATCTTCTAATCCTTTTAAGTAATCTTTAGCTATCATATCTTCTTGTATTTTAGAAGCATATTTAGTTCTAGCCTTTACTGATTCTGGATCCTGAGCGTAAGCTTTAATATCGTATGTTTTAGAAGATATACCGTTAACAACAATATCAACAAATTTAGATAATATAGGAACTGGTTGCCAGTCTAAATTAAGATAAGACAAATCACCATTAATAGATAATTCATCTTTATATTTCTGTACACTTTGTTCGCCACGAGCATATAACCTTAATTGGTGAAATTGATTCCAATTAGTTAAATATCTATTACCTGTAGTTCTTCCTGAACGAAACCACTCATATTCAATAGCCATTGCAACCTGACTTCCATATTCAATGCTTGCTTTTTCAGCATCACTCACTACTTGACTAGGGAAAGCACTATTGGTATTAGTATATATATTCATTAATTTATAATTTTTGATAAAGTTCCTTTGTTGTTGTATCTTTTTATACCTAGATCAACTGGTTTTAATTTAATTTTATTGTTTGGAGCATATCTATGCTTGTTACAAGCCATTAACGCTAATCCAGAACTAATAGAGGCATCATGCGATGTTCTATTATTTATATTAAACCTAGACCAATCTTCTAGAGTTCTTTGAAAATACATATCTCCATATCCTGTTTCTTTTAAACCAACAAATGTTTCTACATATGTTTCTATGGCAGACGCGTGAGCTTGTTTTATATCTTCACTTGAATTAGGTATACCACCTATTTCTCTTTCTGTTACTGATAATTTATTTCTTTTTTTATCTGGCCTGTTCATTGCAAAACCTCTATAACCTCTACGTTTAAAGTAATAAAGTAATCTTGGTTTATTGTTTTCTGCTAATATTGGCATACCATAAAATACGCAAGCCATAAGTACGTCTTCAAAAAATATTTCAGCTGTTTGTGGACGAGCGATATATTCTAAGAAAAAATGATTTGGCGGAACTTCTTCCATGCTAAACTTAGTTAAACCATGTAAAGAACCGTTTGATCCTCTTTTATCTACCGTACCTGATATATCATAAGGATCACATCCAAAAGCACCACAATGTTCATTACCTGGGTAATTAACACCGTTTTTAATAAACCTTTTATTTTGTAGATGAGCTGGAGGAACCCAGGTTATATAAAATCTACCTTGTTTGCTAGGTGCAAATATAACTCTTGTATCTTTTTCACTATTTTCCCATTGAAAATTACCTTGAGTAATAGATACTGAGTTTTTTAAATCTTCATTAAAATCTATTTGTTGATATATCTTAGTTAAATTAAATAAAGACATTTTAGACTCATCTCTAAAAGCGTGTTTAGTTGTACGAGGAAACTGTCTATAAAATTCATTTAAACCATCTTGATCATCTTTAAGACCTTCTACCTCGTTATCCCAGTATTCAATAACCCCAAGTTTGATTGGCGTTCCATGAGGTCCAAACACTGGTTTTTGTGGTGTTTCGAAGACAGGCATGCCATAAGAATCAATGTATCCCTCGTAATTCCATTCCATAGGAATGAACAAAGAATATAGTCCTGAACGAGTTTGTCCATTTGCATTTCTTTTTGTAACATCTGAGTCATCGTATAATTTTTTAAAATTTCTACCACCTTTATCTAAAGCATTCGATGTTGACCCCATCATACATTTACCTATAATTCTAGAACCTAATCTTAATGTTGTTTTAGTAACACGCCAGTTGTTTTCTATATTATTAGGTCTCTCCCATTTACCACTTTCATCATGTACTAATAATTTTAATTTCTCACCATCATAAGCATTGTCTCCAGTATTTTTCCAGTCAATAGTTGTATCAAGCCCTGTAAGATCTTCTTGTTTATCTGTAGAAACTATAGACCTTCTTGTAAATTTAGATGCTGGCACACGATATGCTAACTCTGTTTTAGGTCTATCCATACCATCTTGTATTGGTTTAAAAAAGAAAGGATAGTTAACTGATATTGGTACAACTTTATCTGTGAACATTTTTTTAGCATCAGCACCTGATTTAGATAGTATACCAAAACGAGCATCACTAGATATGGTAGCCATATTAACAGTTTCGCCAGAAGCCATAAAAGAAAAACCAGATCGTCTATTTTTAAGATAACACATGCCATAACTTCTTTGATCAGCTCTACATGCTTCCCAAAATATAAAAAATAATCTATTTGATTCTCTAAAGTCTGGTTGTCCAACATCAATTTTTGACCATTGTAAGTACATGTAATGAGTACCTGTTAAATATGTAGGTATATCTTTATTTATATACCAAAAACCTTCTTCGCGTCTTTTAAATTCAGTATCAATATAATCGTACCATGTCTCTTTAAAATCCTCAGGGTATTCTCTCCAGTCAAATACTGTTTTTATTCTGCTTAATATCTTAGGATATTCAAATCTAGTCCATTTGTTTTTTTCAAACTTATGAACATTGTTTTGTTTAGGTAAAGCTATTTTAAGATTTTGTATTTCGTATATATCTCCAATTTGCCCAGTCTTAGATATAACAACCATATCATGCTCTTCGTTATATCCATATTCCCATTTACTATACCTATTCATTCTTTTAAGAACTTTAGGTTTTACATGGTCTTTTATTATTTTATATAAAGTTTGCTTATACATTATTTAGATCTCCCTTCAGCAAAACCACGAAACGTAGTTTCTTTTTTAACTTCTTTAGGTTTTTCTTCTAACATATTTTTTTCTTCTTCAATACGGTTAAGTATTTCAAAACAATCAAATATAGCTAGCTTTTTTGTAGCTGCTGCGTTTTTAAGTCTATCAGCTGATATGTCATCGTCTGAATCTACTATAGGTTCTTTCGCAACCTTAATTAATTCCTCAACTGCTATTTGCCCAGCTTGGATTATATTCAACTTCGTTTCCTTCGTATTCATATTTTATAACAATATCATTTGATTTCATACAATATAAACGCTCATTTTCAACTAAAAACTCCCATTCACCATTAGGTGTATAACCTACTAAGTCTCCCTGGTTAATTTCTAGCGCTTCTAATGAACTATTGCCATATTTTAATATACCAATAAGCTTTTGCTCTTTATCTAGCGTTAAACTATCATTGTCTTTTATAGGTTTTATAAAACACCTATCACCAAAACTGTGCCAACCTTTTTTATTTTTATATAAATACACTTGGTCAATAGCACAAAAATAAAGATCATCTTTAAAATAAGACCTACTTTTTTTCTTTTTACCTTTCATGTCGTAAAAAGTTCTAAAAACGTTTTGATGTATAACAACTATATCTCCTTTTTTAATTTTACTATTAAAAGCTAAAGGAGTTTCTATTACCGTAGCAAGTCTATTTACAAACTTCCAGTTTTCTATTTTTGTATTAATAACAACGTCTACTCCAGATATTTTAACTGTGTTACTATACTTGTCACCTAATGGTTGTATAATAAAATCGTATATGCTTTTCATTAATAGTTAAGATCATACTCAACAGATATAGCCATGTTAGAGTTAAACTTTTTCCATGGCAATACCTCGTTGTTTTTCTTTATATGTATGTTATAAGAGTTATCAGAGTCTTCAAATAAAATATGAGAAATTTCATGACCTCCATAAACCTCTTGACCTACAGAGTAATGCATTGCATCATTTTTATAATCAGATCCAATACTAATCTTTCTTATATTATTTTGCATCTTCTTTTTCAATGTCTGTGTAAGTACCGTCTTTAAGATCAATATTTACTTGGCCATATTCTTCTTCTAATTCTTTTTTCGTTTCTTCAATAACTTTAGAAAGATCATTTATTTTTTGATGTATATTTACTTTTTGTACATCTAAAACACCTAGTGATCTAAGCATTTCGCTTAGTTCTACTTGCTGCTTGTTAACAGTTTCTAACTGTTTTTTACTGATCATTTTTTTTGCTTCTTCCATAATTTAATTTAATTTAATTTATTAATATTCACTTATTTATATAGTCACCTATATATTACTTATTTACATATAATAACATCAGCCTCAGTTACACCTGTACCTAATGATGTTATAAAGTCTACAGCTACTGGTAAAAATGATCCAGCTTGTACATTTTCAAATGTTATTGCTTGTGCTGCAACTGGTACTCCATCATTTACAGCGGTTATAACAGCTGTTGCGCCTCCAGCACCACCACCTGCTTCTACTACAGTAATAATATCACCAGGATTATAACCAGATCCAGCAGCTACGATAGCTAAAGATTGTATAACTCCACTTGTTTGTGTTATAGCTACAGTTAAACCTTGAGCCATATTATTAGAACATGTTGTTGCTGCAGTTACAGTACTATAAGCAGCACCTCCTGATGTCAAATTTAATGTACTAACAGAAGCTAAACTTGTTCCTGCTACAATAACATTTATGTTACCCGTAGCGCCCATGTATAATACAGAGCTGTTTAAATTATTACCTAAAACACCTGTTTGGTTTTCAAAAATCCAAGCTGGTTTACCATTTGGAGTTCCTACTAAACCTGTTGAACGCATTGCTTTACCAGCTATACCATCACTTATTGGAAATTTACCCATTTTTTTATTTTTATTGTTTACTTATTGTTTTAAATTTTTCTACACCACGTGAACCAAAATAGGCTACATAAACTGTCGCGGTTAATGTTTTTAATAAACTTATCCATTCTTGTTCTACTGTAAAAGATAATGATTCATGACTATCAACCCATATAAAAGCTACAGTCATTACAGTTAGAAATATTAAAGACATTGGACGAGTATTTTTACTAAGCCACGAATCTGATTTCATATCGCTAGCCCAGCGTTTTGAGATTTCTTGCATCTCTACCATATCTTGCTCTAAAAGTTTAAGAGCTTTTTCTTTGTCCTCTGCAGGTAGCACAGGATCTTTATGTATAAGGTTTTTTACTAAACCAAAAACCCCAGCATCAGGTAATACATCACCAGCTAGGTCTAATATTCCAGGAGCAGCTTTACTTAAAAACTGTCCTACTTTAGTTTGATTAAATTTTTTTTTCATGCTTTTTTATATGCTTCAGCCTCCCATGGTAAGTTTTTAGCACCTTCCGCCATATCAGCTCTTGAATATGTTTTACCTTTCCAATAAACGTTTTCATCATCATAATCTAAATCACCTCTTTTCATTTGGTCTATGTGTATCATTTCGTGATTTATAACTTTTTCACATTCTGAAGGATCTAATTTATTATTTAATATAATAGTTCCATTATTGTTAGCTTTACCCATAACTCCATCTTCCATTGGTACATTGTAAATAGGTGTGCTATTTGTATTATATGGAGGGTTGTTTAATTTAAAAGCCATATTATTTTTTATAAGGTAGTAATTTGTTTAAAGCATCCCTACGACTTTGACAGCCGCAGGGAATGTTTAAACCTTTTGATACATTATCAACCAGTTTTTTGATACCAGAAGCTTTAGTAAACTTCTCTATGTCATCTCCTAATCCTCTAGATCTCATGCTGATTATTATGCGAATGCAGCAGTTCTCCAGTACATTTGAACTGGTGTAGCAGCTTGATCAAGTCCTAATTGAGCTGAAGCTACAACTCCACCTGGATTAGCAGTCATTGCAGAACGGATAGCAGCAACAATAGGGTTGTTTTGTCCATTTACAATTGTTGGATTTACAGCAGCTGAAAGACTAGTAGATACTGTTAAAGTTAGCTTTTGGTAACCTGCAGCTTGAGCAGCTCTACCAGTTAAACCAATTATAGCTGTTTTAGCGTTAGCTCCTGTTGCTCCAGTTGCTTGAACTCTTGCAATGTCTTCTACATTTACTAAGATGTTTTCTGTTGGTCCTAATGGTTGTGCAGCGGCTGAGTTTCTTACGCTGAATTTAATAAATTTTGCCATTTTGTTTGTGTTTTGTTTTGTTTGTGTTTATGTTTTGCGAGTTTTATACAGTTCTCTACTGTTATGATTTACGGTTGTTTTCTCCTACAAATCGTGAGTGTTCACCATTTCTTCCGTGTTTTACTTTTTTTAGATGAGCTTTTCTTCTTTCTTTATCTTTACCATCTCCAGTTGAGCCTTGATTAAAACCATGTGTAGGATCTCCTTTGTGTGTTAGAGGTGATCCACCCATTTTTGATTGTGAATGTTTTGACATCCATGATCTTCCTCCGCTAGCATCTTTAGCTACAGGATTGTCATTCATTAAATTTGATCTTTCAGTTTTAACTGATTCGCTTTTGTAACCTTTGTTTAGGTTTTTAGTTTTAAATTTTTTATTATCGTATTTTAAGTCTCCAGCCAATCTTGAAATATGTTTTTCATCAGCTGTCATGTTTTCATCACTATGACCATGTTTGTTATCATATTTAATATCTTCTTTAAGATAAGTCATATGAGCTTCATCGTCTTTTTTAGTTGCTTTGTAATTAGATTTTGTTACTTTAGTATCCGCATGGTTTTTTGACCATTTAGCGTTACCTGTGTATTCTCCGTAATGTCCTTTGTGTCCCATT